GATCTTTCATTGTGTCTTTGAGAGAGTCTTCAGTTCTTGTTAAGTGTTTAACGAGTTCTGATTCTCTATCCGTCACAGCAAAAAGTCCAGCATTAATTTTTGCATCTACAACTTTTTCTACTAAATCTTTCTTAGCGTTGTCTTTAAGAGAACTTAGTTCTCCTTCAAGCTTAGCTACGTCTTCGTTAGCTAGTTCAAGTTGTTGCTCAAGAATTTCAATTTCCTGCTGTTTATCAGACAAGTGGTCAGAGATTACTTTATCTAAAAGGTCTCTTTCACTAGCTTGATCAAGTAGTTCTTTGATCTTCTCAATTAACTTTTCATTGCTTAATTCCACTTGATTATCACATCCACTGTTTGCTGTGTCAAAATTTTCAGCCACAATAACAGGTTCTGTAACAATTGCAGTATCTGCAACAGCAAAGCTAGATGCTAATTTCTCAATACTACCAAGGATGCGTCCTTTAAGAGAGTCCGCAGCAACAGCAAGTCCTAGAACTTTACGTGCAGCTTCGGCTGTTTCTTTACTGGTAATAGGGAAATATTTCTTTGATCCAGCGCATGATTTAGAATCAAGCCCTTCAAATGCCTCATCAGTGATCTTATTATCATCAGCAAGGAATTCATTCATCTTAGTAACTACTTCTTTATCAGAAGCACTAGCAAGTGCGAATCTCTTATCTTTGATAGTAATAAACTCAGCAACGCAAGCTTCAACAGTTTTATCTGTTGAGTCTAATGTTAACTTAGTTAATGCATCACCTTTTTGGCTTCTAACGATAATACGGGCAAGTTCTTTTGCGTCCTTCTTATCCAACTTAGCATCAGCTACCTTTGTAACTTCTTCAAGAGTCGTGTCTTCAAGCGAGGCTTCATACTCTGCTCCATCCTTGATTTTGAAACCATCAAGAACTTTTACTACCTTCATACTTGGAGTACTAACTTGAGCTGAGTCAGCAGTAGTTGCTGGATCTGCAGAAGGTTCACCACTAGGGATTTCCCCTTCGATAAAGGTTTTGAAAGCATCGTTGAAATCGCTATCACTTTTGAACTCTTTAGAATCAAGGGCACTCAATGCTTTCTGTGCTAATTTCGCTAAGTCTTCTGGAGATAAGCCTTTGACATACTGACGTACTTCAATAGAAGTAGATTTGTATTCTTCGCCTTCGCCTTCAGATTTATAAAGCGAAATTGAGGCACTAATTTGGTCAGCGATTGTCATAACCGTGTTCTCCGTTTTTAGTGAATCTTCAATTTCCTGAATGTTATTCTTAACTTCAATAAGATTCGTTTGTAAATCGTCTGAGAGAGAAACCAATTTACTATCCGAATATGAGAATAGGGAAGCCGCTATCGAGAATTTATCTTTATAGGCTACGTCTATTTTTTCGCTAAAATCTTTACTTACTCCATCCGTAATCATCTCCACAGTTTTGAATCCTGCAGCATAAACGTCGGCTGGCTCAGTCACAATACCAACATGATTATAAGACTGCATACCTGGGATGATTACCATTGGTACGCCAGAGTCATAAGTCTGTCCGCGTTTGTGTTCGCACATGCCTTCGCTAATCCAGTCCTGACCGCATTCAGAACATCGAGCCGCGTCGGATACCATAGCTGTAGATACTGTTAGGTATCGTTCGTCTAGGATCTTCGCAATTGTTTCCTCATCTGTTATCTTCAAGGTTCCTAAGATATGTCCAAGCCCTCTATAGCTGTCCTTACCATCGTATTCTTGAATAACGTATTGAACAAAGTCTGTTAAATTTTCTTTCTTGCTATTTTTCTTGTCTACGAAATCAAACATAGAAGCAAGGTATTTATCCTTGAACTTAATGCTTGTCGCTGTGTCGATATAGTCTGCTCTAGTTACGCGACCAACAGGATCTGTTTCGTCATCGTGACCAATAAGAACGGGCTTCTTGAAATTCTTTACGAAAGTATGAGCGCCGTTACGCATGCTATCTGGAAGGTAGAAACCAAGGTTTCTTGTTACGATACCAGAGTGCGTCATCTCGATCTGAGTCACTAATGAGTGACCTGACTTTGATGTACTATCTTTGGTTGTAATATATTGTCTACCTGATACACCTTTAGCGAGATTAGCCTCCGCTGTGAAGGTATCAGTAAACCTGATATAATTCTTCATTTAACCACCTTATAGTAAACCATTATATTTGTTACTAAGTATTATGTAAAATTTATTATGCAGATAATCGAGATTGAATCATTTCAACAAATGAATTTCTTTCTGTCATATCCTCAATTAACTTAGCTTTCTTTAAAAGTCTAAGCTTTGCCGAAGTGATACAAGACTGATACTCTAACGAGTCCACTCCCATAACCTCTTGTAATTTATCAAGAAGTCTCTCTTCGTTCTTAATATAACCATCGAGTCTAGAAGCCTGTGGTCCAGTCTTCGTCCCGTACTGATTACTAGGAGCACTAATATTCTTAGCAGAAGCAGCGGCAGATTTAGCCTTACCAGTACTTGAGCCAGTTTTAGATCCTACTGGTTTAGGTTTCATGGCTGCAGATGTCTTAGCAATTGCCAATGCACTGTTAGCCTGGAACTCCATAGTTCTAAGTGTCTGACGTTCTGTATACATCAAGTGCTCTTGTTCAGCAGTTAATGGCTGTCTACCAGTACACTCACGAGATTCATTTAGATCTATAATATCAGCATTATAAAGAAGCTGCGCGTTCACGTTCTTCTTCATTTGTTCTTCAATATCAATTTCAATGAATTGCATCTCTACGATATGATCATCTGTCAGTGGGTCAAACTTAAAGACTCCTTCAAGGAGTAGCTCATAGATAACCTGTGAATTAATGATTTGTTCCATAACATCTTGATAACTCTTAACAGAATCAATCAAAGCTTTAGATAAAGAGTCTGCTGTAGCTCTGTTAGAGCTGTCGCCATCACCAATATCAATACTAGAGATACCAAGACCAGTAAGTACACGACCTTTAAAATAGGCTAGTACTTGTTGGAAGTTAGGGATTTCTCCTGCAGCACCAATGTATTTAATCTCATGTCTTTCTGGAGTAACGATTCCGCCCTCGGATGGCATATAAGAAATCTGCTGACGAATGTAATCTACTTCGTTAACAACTGTGCCATCGTCCATCTGAATAGTTCCGGCTGGTTTAGATTCTGTACCAACTTTGTATTGGAAAACTGGGAATAGAGTTTGATAGAAAAGGATTTCAACGTTCTCTTCCAAACGTCTAAGTGCCTGAATATCTGGGATAACAGGAACAAGACTTGGGGTACCAAACGTAAAACCAGGCTTAACATCACATCTAAAATGGATAACATCTGAAGGGCTGAATTCTTTCCAACGACCATCAGGCATCTCTTGACGGTATTTAATGATCTTACCATTTTTATCTTTCTTAACCTTTACTGTTTCAGCAGCCATAGGGAAATAGCCAGCGATAGGATTAATTTTATCTACGCCTTCTTCTCCGCCTGAAGCTTCATACTTTCTTACTTTAACCCAAAAGAAGTTAGATTTTGCAATCAACTCTTTACCGGTCATCTTGAGGAGTGATCTCCATGGGATACCAGTTACATATTCCATCTGTCTAATACGGCTCTTGATATAATTAATTGTAGCGGCATTCTTGCCAGCAAAGACTTCGCCCTCTTTAAACATCAAAGATGTTTTCTTAGAGAAAGCCTGTCTTACATAAGACTCACCATCTTCAATTAAAGAAATCTGAGACAGATCATATTCACATGGAACGAATAGCTGACGACGACCATAGTTTTGAACTGGGTCTTTTAGCTTAATAATATTACCTTTCTCGTTAGAGATGGTCTTAATAATAGCTGTCGCTTGTGCTCCGCTGCCTGGGATCGTGTCGATCTTGCGCTTGTTGGCGACTTTCTTTTTAGCATCTGTAGTTTTTTTCATAATATATTCTCTGCCCATTTCCGAATAGAATCGGAAGTGCCTGTTTTAAATGGAGACTTACTGCAAAAATCGTTCTTTATAATAACATAACTACGTTCTGCCCTTAAGTCCAGATCAGTTTTGTTAGCACCAGCGTCAGATAAACTAACTGTCAGATCTTTTCCGCTGATATTTCCAAGATCAAGAAGCATGCCTTTCTTATTCAATTTGTTTGCTTCATTTAAGTCGTTGTAACTAACTGTCTTCTGTACGTCATTAAGCGTAGCCTGACCTAGTAGCGCATCAGATCCAAGATCTTCGAATTCAATACTTGTTACATTAACCGTAGTTCCACCTGGTGCGATTACAAGCAACTCATTGCCTTCATCATCTGTAGCTCCGTAGAAATCCATAGAGTCACCATTTGGTTGTTTCTTAAATTCTCCAGCAAAGGCACCGAGCGCGTCGGTACTAGTCCCACGCTTACAGATCTCAGATAAGCTACCACCAGATTTCTTTAACTTAATTAAAGCATTTACGATACTAATCCATCTTTGGATCTGTTGAATGTTACGAGTTAACTCAATAAGATCTTCTTGAGTTTGTACTCTACCGGTAATAGTTCTTTCTAGTTCTATGCGATACATTTCTAATGTATCTTTAATCCCTTGAATACCCTGATTAAGGCTAAGAGTCATTTGGTAGATTGAACTCTGGATACTTTTTTTAAATTCTTTAGCTTTCTTTGTAGCCTCATATGAGTTTTCGAATTTCTTAGGTTCACCTATTCTTTCATTCGCTTGAATTAGGTTTTCCATTTTAGTATTAGTAGCCTGTCTATCTCTTTTGATCTGATCTAATTCACCCTGAATATCTTGACGATATGAACCAAGTAGCTTGGGTTCTATTGGTGTTCTGTTTACTTCATCTCTAGGAGAAGATACTGCTTGTAATCCTGCTAATGTTTTACGAACAAATCCTTCTTCCTCTTTTGCACCTTTCACATCATTAGGAGAAGGCGTATTTGGGAATGGTGTAGTCTTCGTATATCTAGGGAATTGATGCTTGCCTTCGGTTGTAACCTCTCCGGCTTCTACTGCATCTCTGAGTGTCTTTTCGCGTTTCTCTAAAGATTCTACTTTCTTCTGATAGAACTCAATCTGTTTTCTATTATAAGAATACTTATAAGCATCCATCTGAGCTTTAGGGTCAATGCTAGTAATCTTGTACATTTGAGTTTCAAGAGCATCGACTACGCAGATCAAAGGATCCACAATCATGTTTACATATCTTTCTAGATTATGAACCAATGGTCCAATAATAGGAGAAAGAAAGGGCGCGATAATTGAATTCAATGCACCTTTCATATTGAAGTCCATTCCACTTAGGTATTTCATATTCATGATACCAAGGAGTGACAACATCCCAAATAGATCAGGAAGACACTGAGCTTCTAGCATACGTAAAAGATCACAAAGATCCATTTCTGCTTGGTTACCAAGGAAGAGTGCATCTAATAATCTTTTAAGTTCTTCTAGTTTTTTCTTTAAGTCTTTTATTGTATTAGCAAGGACGTTAGAGAACTGAATGTCTTTAAGGTTGAAAGGACGTAGACCACATGGAATACATTCCTTAGCCATCTTACCAAGGAAGCTGTTTGCAGCATCACCCTTGATACCAAATCTTTCCATTAGTTTCTGCTGGCTGTCTGTGGTCGTACCGTTAGTAAACCCACCTTCAGTTGCATAAACGCCATTGCCTAGTGCTCCACTTTGTAGATCGGTTAGACGTTGGTTCTCTGCTCTTGTCATGTCAGAGTCAACGCTTCGTCTTCCACTGAAGTCACTGTTGTTCGCATTGTTATCTAGGCCTTCGAATGCACCGAATTTTTTAATATCTAAATGAGCCTTAGGATCACCTAAAAGAGCCTCGGCTTCTCTCTGAGCTTTTAACTCAAGAGGAGCGGATAGTTTGGTTGGATTAATTACACTTTGTAAATTCTTAGCAGTATCCTGACTCTCACGAGACATATTCTCTACTACAGCGTTTACTGGATCTTTCGACATCTTATCAGGGACGACCACATCTTTAATGGCTTGAGCACTTTGGCGCAAAGACATAAGCTGTCCTGCAGAACTGCCTGATAAAACTTGTTTAATTGCTTCGTAGTCGGTAGCCATTTATACCCCAATATCTACTAAGATATTTATGTTAGCATCTGCTGCTTGTATATCGAACGAGTCTGCGAATGGAGCAGTAGCAGGACCTTGTGAAACTAACGTAGCTAATTTCTGAGCATGCGTTGGTTCTGCCCATGGAATTTGAGTAATTGCAACAGGAGTAGGAGCTGGAACTGGTGCAACGTTAGCTGTGCTATTCGTTGAGCCTGTATGCGAGCCTGGGCTACCTGCAGTAATTACCGTATGCGTGTGTGCTGCTATGGCAGCATTAGCTCCAGTGATAGCCGCAGCTACTTGTTCATTTACTTTTGCTTGAAGTTCATTGATGCGCGTATGGAGCTCATCCATCATTCGATGAACATCTTTCTGATGAATAAAGTCTTCATACAAATAGTCTCTATATAGAATACGATAGAGCTTATCAAAACGCTCGATCTTAGTTCTAACAGATTTAGCAATTGTATTAGCTAGCGACATTTAATGTTCCGCCATTATCTATAGTCTTTTCCATGATTAATTCATCAATCGCAGACATTAGGTTTAATACTTTCTTGTATTTATCTTGAGTAATAATTCCAGTTGCTGTACCAAAGATTGCTTCTTCTGCAGTTCTTAATGCTTCATTTTTTACATCATTAACATCATAAGAGAATGCATAGTTTTTAAATGCTTTATTACTTTGATCTTCTAGGCGTTTAAAATCATTCTTTAATCCTTCAAGCTCCTGGTTCAGCTCATCCATTTTCTGTTCGTTAGTCTGCTCTTCAATCTTTTCGAAAGAGAGAGACCCCTCAGTCTGTGCTATAGACTTTTGGGGTTCGTATTTGAAAAATGTTGTTTCCTGAATTCTCTTACTGTCTTTGACTGGCATCGACTTAGTAATGTGGGGGAAGATAACGTTAATTTTAACGTCAAAATTCTTAGCCATGATTAACCACCAATAGGATTTGTTTCTGCATTAAGTTGAAGACTTACGTCTCTTAGTGCGCCGATACGTGTTCCAGGTGGAATATTAACTTGGATCCAGAATGGTTTGTATGATGTATCTGGTACATCGGTAGTTCCGATATTTGTAACAAATGCTTCATCGCCAGACTGAACTGCTGCCCATTCTGATTTGCTTGGTTGACTTTCTTTAAAGATAATCTTGTAGCCAATGAAAGCTTCAGGATAATTGATATCTGAAACTCTTACCTTAGAAGCGGGTGTAGCTTGAAGGGTAATATTATTGAAATAGAAGTTTTCATTATCATTTCTTAGATAAAGCTTCTGCTCAACAACTTCTCCATTTGTACCATCATGTGTGGTTTGGATGGGTCTTGATTGTAGACCATCCTGGGAAATCATTAAGTATTGATTGTTATCTCTGTCGTAGGTATAGATGTTGAGACTTTCTGTACTCATGAACTCTTCCTTTATTTATGCATGTATGGTGAGATTCTAATATTATTATAAAGTCGTGTCAACGCATAAAAACCGCAGCTAGATAAAAGGAAGAAAATCTAACTGCGGCTTAATACTAGAATAATCGTCGAGATCCTCTAGAATTTTGTCTAACTTGTTTAATAGTATCTTGTCTTGGTTTTGATCCGAATCCGCGATTGTCATCGTTTCGAAAACCTTCAGGACTATATATACGTCCTGGAACAGCATTAGTAAAGAACAATCCGCGAGGTTGTAAGCTCGGAATGGTGGTACGTTGTTCTGGAGCTCTAGGTCTTTGAGCTGCTGAAGTCAGCATCTTCTCTGGACTAATAAGATCCTCTTCTGCTTCTTTTCTGAATTCTGATCCTGCACCAAGTCTTGGACTAAATGCAATATTAGATGAAAAGGTTTGCTTCGTGTGCTCACCGAGTTCAACTTCTAATGCTAATAGACAAAGCATGAAAGCATCGAGATCGTGATCTCCTGCTGGACCTGGTTCATATACTGGCATGCCGGCAACGTTAACTCTTTCAATAGAATAACCGTGCAATTGCTTAAGTAGAGTTTCATCTTCAGATGGGAACTCGATCATTCCACGTTCAAAGAAACGAACTGATGATTCAACCATGTATGGCTTCATCGGCATCTTCTTAGGAAGACCTGAGATTGGATCATAGATATCAATCTTAGAACTGAAGTTAATACCCTTGGTATGAATAAAGTTCATGTCCGCGTGAGCGTACTGATCTTTCCTGAACTGAGCTTCTTGACCTAGTTTTCTTAACATCTCAATCTGAGTTGCACCGTAACCATTATCCACATAGATATGTGAACAGTTCCATCTACGGTTCATTCGGATCATTTCTTCAATAGCGTAAGTCTGCGTCCATCCAGCTTTCTGTACAGTAGCGTGATCGACGGCGCGAATCTTACTCATCATCGGGTCCCATTCAAGGATACGAATCTTAGTACCATTCTCTGTATCGTTCCAGTCAACACCCATAACGTAAACGCTGGTTGATACTGGTTTCATGTGCTCGTACCGGTAAGGTGACGAAGCAGCTTCTAAGTATTTGAATTGGAAAACTGAAGTACTAGCTTCACCGAACTCCGCCTCGATCTCATGTTTCCATGCAGTTTCTGTACGGTAAATAGAACGAAGCTCTGCTTCCATACGTGGACCCCAAGATGGGTTAGCCATAGATGGATAGTAGAATTCTTTGAAGTCCATTCGGTTCATACAGAAATCGTAGAAGTATTCTCGCCTACCTGAAGGGGTGGAGGCGGCAATCATTTCCACCTCGGCATGTTCCATTAGGAGAGCTACGATGGTATCAATTGATTCTTGATCTAAGTAATCCATCTCATCCAGAATAATAAAATCGGCTTTCTGACCTCGAAGGGAAGAAGCACCATTACTACCAGCAGAGAATCCTAGGATCTTCATCCCTGACTTGAGCTCCATTCTAAAGAACGGAGTCGATACATCTGATTCAACTTCGGCTGCTAACTCAGGGTTATTGTAAACGTGTTCACGTAAACGAGTGAAAAAGTCCTTAACCTGTGAAAGATAAGGAGCCACAAACATAATAGTTGAGAAGCCCTTAGTCCAAGACTGAGTAGCATCATCCCAACGTTTCTGACGAGGAGAGAAGTTATATAAACGGAAGAGCGCCCACATGAGC